AGGTCACCAGTACCTTCCAAGACGATAAGGTTAAGATCCTACGCTACTATGGGCTGGTTCCACGTGAGTACCTAGAGCAGCTGGAGAACGAAGGTAAAGAAGTAGTAGATCTATTCCCAGAAGACAGTGCTATGGATCAGGTTTCTGACCTCGTAGAAGCTATCATTGTCATCGCTAATGACGAGCACCTGCTCAAGGCTGAGAAAACCCCTTACATGATGCAGGATCGTCCTATCATGGCATACCGCCCAGAGATCGTCCCAGGACGTTTCTATGGCGTTGGTACGATTGAGAAGGGCTACAACATGCAGAAGGCCATTGATGCCCAGCTACGGGCTCATTTGGACTCTTTGGCCCTGACTACTGTGCCTATGATGGGTATTGACGCTACTCGCCTACCTCGTGGCATGAAATTTGAGGTACGTCCTGGTAAGAATATTCTCACAAATGGTAACCCAAATGAGATTCTTCAGCCGTTTAAGTTCGGTAATACTGACCCCGCGAACTACGAAACAGCCAAAGGCTTCGAAGGAATGCTGCTTCAAGCTACTGGAACGCTGGACTCTGCTCAGCTAACACTGGCTGCTGCAGGCGCACAGGGCGGTGGAGGCGTAGGACTGTCAGTTGCCATGTCTTCTATCGTCAAGAAGAACAAGATGGCTCTGATCAACTTCCAGGATGAGTTCATTGTCCCTCTGGTTCAGTCGATTGCCTGGAGACACATGCAGTTTGACCCAGAGCGTTACCCCATGAAGGACTTTAAGTTCGTTCCTGTGGCCTCTGTAGGCATGGTAGCACGTGAATACGAACAGCAACAGATGATCGGACTGCTCCAGACCCTCGGTCCTGACAGCAAGATCGTGCCTCTGGTTCTCAAAGGGATCATTGGTAGCTCCAGTCTGGCTAATCGTGACGAGTTGGTGGCTCAGCTTGACCAGATGTCCCAGCCCAACCCGCAAGAGCAGCAGCTTGCAATGGCAGCACAAGAGGCTCAATTGCGTCTTGTTGCCGCTCAAAGCACTGAGCTGGAGGCTAGGGCCCAGGAAAGCGCAGCAGACGCTCAGGAGGCCCAGGCAAGGGCTCAGAAGCTCATGGTTGAGGCCCAGCTCTACCCCAAAGAGGTGGAAGCTAAGATCATCCAGGGATTGTCTGCTAACCTTAACGGTGATGGCAAGCAGCAAGAGTTTGAGCGCAGGGCTAGGGTTGCAGAGCTGATCCTTAAAGAGCGTGAGATCCAGACCAAAGAGGATATCGTTAACAGACAAATGCGCCCAAGTCAATAAAGCACTTGACAAATTGTAGTTTTTGTGGTATAATAGTTACATTATAGTCAATAAAGGTCTCCGAATGGATAAAGATCTACAGGAATATTACGAAGCAAGGTTCGACATGATGGCTACCAAAGGGTGGAAAGACCTGATGGAAGACGTAGATAAGATGTCGATCACTTATAATAATCTGTTTGAAGTCTCTACTGAAGCTGAACTTAACTTCAAGAAGGGACAGATTGACATCCTCCTGTGGCTTCTAAGCCTCAAAGAGACCTCCGAGCAAGCTTGGATGGAGTTACAAGAAGATGCCTAAAAGAATGTTTGAATTTGTATGTGCCAAAGGGCACAATACTGAACGGTTTGTTGATACTGAGGTCAGAGTTGTAGAATGCCCTCATTGTCGCAATGATGCTTCACGTGTTATCTCATCACCCAGAATAGCGTTGGAGGGGCTCACAGGAGCGTTTCCCGATGCAGCTGCGAAATGGGCCAGACTACATACTGAAGCAGCGCGTAAGCACTCACAAGACTAAATAGTCCGAGTGTTATTTTTTAATTCCTATAATCACGGCATGTGACAGGAGGATAATGTGGCTAATTTTACAGAAGAATCGTTTGAAGAGCAGGACCAGGAAGTAGTAGATCTCTTTAGTGGGCAGGATGAGGAGCCTCAAGTTGAGCAAACTCCAGAGCCTGAGGAAAAAGAGGTAGTAGCCCAAGAGTCAGAGGAAGAAGAACTTCCCAGCAAGTATAAGGGTAAGTCGGTTCAAGACATTATCCGCATGCACCAAGAGGCTGAAAAGCTAATTGGCAGGCAGGCTCAAGAAGTGGGTGAAGTACGAAAGCTGGCAGACGAGCTCATTAAGCGGCAACTCGAAGGTGGCGTTAAACCACAGGTAGAAGAAGCTACAAAAGAAGATGAGATTGACTTCTTAGAAGACCCAGAGAAGTACCTCAACAAGAAGCTGGAGAAACACCCAGCAATCTTGGAAGCTAAACAGCAAGCACTGCAGATGAAACAAGCTCAGTTTGCTCAGAAGCTTCAGAGTTCCTTCCCTGATTTTCAACAGACAGTCCAAGACCCTGAGTTCGTTGAATGGGTAAAAGCTTCACCAGTGCGTCTGCAGTTGTATGCTGATGCTGATAGTAATCTTAACTATGATTCTGCTGCCGAGTTGTTGGGCACCTGGGGTTACGTTAAGGGAACTAAGCAGCCAGTAGCAACCCAGCAGGTAGCTGATGAAACTGTTAAGCAGGATCGGAAACAGGCGTTGAAGTCTGCTGCTGTAAATACTGGGTCAGTGGGGGTGAGTTCTAAAAAGACTTATCGCCGCGAAGATATCCGAAACCTTATGATTCGTGATCCAGATCGTTACCAAGCTATGCAACCAGAGTTAATGGCTGCTTATGCTGAGGGACGTGTTATCTAACTTGAAAGGAATTAAGAAATGGCACTAGGTACTAACCACGTAACAAAGACCACGGCGGATAAGTTTATCCCCGAGATTTGGTCTGACGAAATCGTTGCAGCCTATAAGAAGTCTTTGGTTGCAGCTAACCTGTTCAGCAAGATGTCCTTCAAAGGTAAGAAGGGCGATACGCTGCACATTCCTAAACCCACTCGTGGCAACGCTTCGGCTAAGTCTGCCTCGACTCAGGTTACTCTGATTGCTGCTACCGAGACCGAAGTTCAGGTTCTCGTTAACAAGCACTACGAGTACTCACGCCTGATCGAAGACATCGTTGAAGTCCAGGCTCTGTCCTCGCTGCGTAAGTTCTATACCGATGACGCTGGCTACGCTCTGGCTAAACAGGTTGATACTGACCTCGTTCAGCTTGGTCGTTCTGCTCAAGGTGGTGACGGTACTGCCGACTACACCAAAGGTAAGATCAACAACTCTTCGACTGGTGCTTTGACCGACTATGTTGATGGCACGTCTACCCCTGTTGCTATCAATGACGCTGGTATTCGTAACATGATCCAGCTTCTGGACGATGCTGACGTTCCCATGACGGATCGTTTCCTGATTGTTCCTCCTTCGGCTCGTAACACCCTGATGGGTCTGTCTCGTTTTACCGAGCAGGCTTTCACTGGTGAAGTTGCTGGTAACAACACCATCCGTAACGGCATGATTGGTGACATCTACGGCGTTAAAGTCTATGTCTCCACCAACGCTGATACGGCTACTGATGGCGGTCGTATCGCTCTGCTTGCCCACCGTGACGCTTTCGTCCTGGCTGAGCAAATGGGTGTTCGTTCGCAGACCCAGTACAAGCAAGAGTACCTCGGTACGCTGTTCACGTCTGACATGCTGTACGGTGTCGCTGAGCTGCGTGACGGTTCTGCTGTTGCTCTCGTTGTTCCTGCCTAAGTAGTAGATCTGCCCAGGCTTCTTCGGAGGTCTGGGCAATTTACTCAGTGTATTGAGTAAAATCACTCAGTATGTTGAGTAAATTGTAAGGAGACTCCCTGAATGGCTATCTATCGCGGTCCTGGCGGTCCAGGTGACGCTACAACTGACGCAGCTAATGAGGCCAGTGTAGCCTCTAACAAGGCCACTGAAGCTGCTGCTAGTGCTGCTGCTGCGTTAGCCTCTGAAGTAGCTGCTGCTGCCTCTGAGTCTGCTGCTTCTGCCTCAGCAAGTGCTGCTTCATCTTCTGCAAGCAGTGCATCCTCTTCTGCTTCTTCTGCATCTTCCTCAGCATCTGCAGCTTCTTCGTCAGCTTCTTCTGCATCTAGTTCAGCCAGTGCTGCTGCCACATCAGAGACCAACGCTGAGACTGCACAGGCTGCTGCAGAGGCTGCTCAAACTGCTGCTGAGGCTGCACAGGCTGCAGCAGAAACTGCAGAGACTAACGCTGAGACTGCAGAGACAAACGCTGAGACAGCTCAAGCTGCTGCTGAAGCTGCACGGGATGCTGCTCTAGCTGCTCTTGATAACTTTGATGATCGTTACCTTGGTCAGAAATCTAGTGATCCTACGCTAGACAATGATGGTAACGCATTAGTCACTGGTGCTTT